AACGGCCATAGCTGGTTTAAGTTTAAACATTTTTGGAAACATTTATTAGGTACAAGATTGTGGCAAGATAAAACTTATAACTACAATAAAACTATTCGTTTAATGCAAAATTTATTTGAAGCAAAACAAGTTACTAAAAAGATAAATGAAAAAAGTGAGAAGGTTTGGCAGATAGAAGGACTTACTTTAAATCAAACTATAATTAGAAAGAATGAAAAGAAAAAAGCTGAGTTTGAAAAATGAGAATCATAATTCCAGGACCGCCAGGCACAGGTAAAACACATACGTTAATTCATAAACATCTAAAATATGAATTGTTTGATCTTAAAACAGATCCAAAAAAAATTGCGTATATTTCATTTAGTAATGCCGCAGCAAAAGAAGCACAAAAAAGAATATCGGATGCATACCCACAGTTTGAATTTGAATACATTTCAACTATGCATGCGATGGGTAAACGAGAACTTGGAATTGATACCAATACACAATTACTACAGGGTAAAAACTGGAATGCATTTAAAAATTTTTCTAAAGTTTGTGATGATTTGTATTTTGAAAATTATGAATCTGAATCCGGATACCGAGAATATAAAAATCCATACATGAAAGCGATAGAATATTCACGCGCAAAACAAATTAATTTGATGGATGCGGTATATGAACTAGAACTCGATACAAGAATTGATGATGATTTATTATATCAGATTGAACAAGACCTGACTGATTATAAAGATCATTATACCATGTTTGAATTTTCAGACATGTTGACCAAGTTTGTTGAGAAAAAATTGTGTCCGTCCCTCGATGCAGTTTTTCTTGATGAAGCACAGGATCTGAATCCTCTGCAGTGGAAAATGTTTTATTACATTGAACAACAATGTAAGCGATCATACATTGCAGGGGATGACGATCAAGCGATCTATACTTTTCAAGGAGCAGATCCTAGTGAGTTTATAAATTTAAAAGGTAAGATTGATGCACAAGTTGAGTCACGTCGTGTACCTCGTGCAATTCATAAAGTCGCTGTATCCGTGTTATCGAACATGGAAGAGAGAATGCAAAAAAAATGGAATCCAAGAGATGCTGAAGGTGAAGTCATTGATTATTTAGATATTACCGACATTGATTTTAGCACGGGAGAATGGATGATATTGACTAGAACCAATGATCAGATGAAACCTATTGTTGAACATTTACATACTATAGGTTACAGATTTGACTGTAAATTCAATGACTTATTGCCTTTTGAGTTATTAGAAGCCATCAATGTTTGGGAGAGATTAAATAAAGGTGCAAGAATATCTGGAGAGGAAGCTGCAATTGTTTATGAACATTTAACCAAAGCAGAAGTTAAACATAAATTTAAAGGTCAAAGTTTTGATGCTATTGATTCTGTAGATATCGATGAATTAAGAATGAATCACGGACTCAATGTATCTGGCGATTGGACAGTGTTGAAGATGGATGAAGCACAGAAACAGTATATCAAGGACCTCGTGGCAAGCGGCGAGGATCTAAGTAAACCAGCGAGAATAAAAGTTTCAACTATACATTCTGTTAAAGGTGAAGAATGTGAGAATGTAATTTTGTTTACAGATTTAGAAAAAATTATTTACGATTCAGCTCAAGTAAATAAAGACCCAGAACATCGTTTGTTCTTTGTGGGAATCACAAGAGCTAAAAACAAATTGTATATTATGAATCAAGATTCAGAATATCAATACTATATAGGAGAAGACATATGACAAACGAATCTTTTTTTAGAAAAAAAGAAAATGCAGACGAAAAACAAATTGGAGGATCACATTATAAAATAAAAATACAGCCATATAATTTTATTATGTCCAATGACTTGAACTTTTTTCAGGGTAATGTAATAAAATATGTAGTCAGATATTTGAAAAAAAATCAAATCGAAGACCTTAACAAAATTATTCACTACTGTGAATTAGAAATTGATAGACTAAGAAAGGATTGGGATAAATAATTGTTTAACGCAGCAACAGAATGGATATGTCCTGAAAATTTTCCAGACTTATCTGGTTACCCTTACATTGCAATTGACTTAGAAACAAAAGATCCTGATTTAAAAACAAAAGGATCTGGTTCGGTGATAGGTCGTGGAGAAATTATTGGTATTGCAGTCGCTGTAGAAGGTTGGTCAGGTTATTATCCTATTGGTCATCGTGAAGGTAATTTAGATAAAACAAAAGTTTTAAAATGGATTACGGATGTATGCAAAGCAGAGAATACAAAAATATTTCACAATGCTATGTACGATGTATGTTGGTTAAAATCTTATGGAATTCAAATCAATGGACACATTGTAGATACGATGGTGATGATGTCTTTGATTGATGAAAATCGATTATGGTATTCGTTAAATAGTGTGGCTTATGATTATTTAGGTGAAGTTAAAGATGAAAAAGGTTTAAAAGCGGCAGCAGAGGCTGCAGGTGTAGATGCTAAATCTGAAATGTATAAACTTCCTGCAATGGATGTTGGAGCATATGCAGAAAAAGATGCTGAATTAACTTTAGAATTATTTAGAGTCTTATCAAGAGAAATTAAAAAACAAAATTTAGAAAACATATTTGATTTAGAAACAAATTTATTTCCATGTTTAGTTAATATGAAATTTAAGGGTGTCCGTGTGGACGTTGAAAAAGCTCACGCACTGAAACAAAAGTTAGTTTCACAAGAAGAAGAGTTATTGCTAGCAGTAAAAAAAGAGACAGGAATAGAACCCCAAATATGGGCTGCAAGATCGATTGGAAAAGTGTTTGACCAACTTTCTTTACCTTATTCCAGAACTGCAAAATCACAAGCGCCATCCTTTACTAAAAATTTTTTACAGGAGCATCCGCATCCAGTGGTTCAGAAGATAGCAAAAGCTAGAGAAATAAACAAGGCACACACAACATTTATTGATACGATTTTAAAGTTTTCTCATCGAGGTAGAATTCATGCAGATATTAATCCTATTAAATCAGATCAAGGTGGAACAGTTACAGGTAGATTTAGTTATTCTAATCCAAACCTACAACAGATTCCTGCAAGAAATAAAGACTTAGGACCAATGATTAGAGGATTATTTATTCCAGAAAAAAATCATACCTGGGGTTGTTTTGACTATTCACAACAAGAACCAAGACTTGTTGTGCATTATGCAGCAACAACAGAACCTATCTGTTTTGATGATTCAGTATCCACTATCGTAGAAAAATTTAAAAATGACTCAGTAGACTTTCACCAAACTGTGGCTGATATGGCCGGTATATCTAGAAGTAATGCTAAGACAATTAACCTTGGATTATTTTATGGTATGGGTAAAGCAAAATTACAAGCTGAGTTAGGACTATCAACTAAAGCTGAAGCAGAAAATTTATTTAATCAATATCACAATAATGTTCCTTTCGTGAGAGAGCTGATGAATAGAACATCAGCTCATGCTCAAACATCTGGATCCATTGGAACACTATTAGGTCGTAAATGTAGATTTAATAAATGGGAACCTAATCAATTTGGAATGCATACACCAATGACTTTAGAAGAAGCTGAAAGAACTTATGGTCGAGGAAGAATTAGAAGAGCATTTACTTACAAAGCTTTAAATAAACTGATTCAAGGATCAGCAGCTGATATGACAAAAAAAGCAATGTTAGATTTATATAATGAAGGTATTGTACCTCATATTCAAATTCATGATGAATTAGATATTTCTGTGGAATCAGAAGAACAAGCAAAAAAGATTATTGAGATTATGGAAAATGCTGTTACACTAGCTGTCCCTAATAAAGTTGATTATGAATCAGGTAATACATGGGGAGATATTTTTGGATGATAATATTTACAAATTGGAGAAGTAGACTATGGCATATCTTAACGCAAATATTCCACCTATTTATTGCAAAATTAGGACTGAGTATCTCTATGATATGGACATGTCTAAAAAAGGTGAGCAAGACTGTGTGGTCTTTGGGATCGCAAGTATATCAGGACGCGCCTTATTATTTCACATCATGCTCCCGAATGGTGCGGTCTACTATCGCCTGCCTATCTCAGCTTTTTTCCAAAAACATTTACAAAGAGCCGAGGTGCCGGATATGTCGGTCGACCAGCTACAGTTGTGGAACTGTTTTAGTTATTGGCCTAGCGTTCATTGCTTTGATTGGCTGGCTGGTGTAGACGGAAAATATCGAGGAAAAGATAAAAAATTTTATCCTGGTCAGTATCTTTTTACGGTTGACTGGGCGCATCCAGAGACTAATATACTGAATACGGAACATTCTGAAATACCGCAAGAGCACAAATGTGCTCACATAATGCAGTTAGAAAACGGCAATTATGCAGCACAACCTAACAATAGAATAATTTGGCATATTAATAGTTACACAACAGATAACAGTTGGCCAGATTATAAAGTACAAAACACGTACTGGGATTGTGAAGGTGATGACTGGGTAACAGAAGATTCTGATAAAATGTTTTACGAAGTGGAGGAAAAAAATGGACAGTAAAGATTTTAAAAAACATATTGCTCAAAAGTTAAAAGAAACTTTATCTAAAGAACAATCTACTTATCATTTTAAACAAAGACAAAGTAGACCTAGAGCACAAGAAAATATAATTAATCCTAAGCTTAAAGGGATTTAATGAAAATTAGCGATTCTACATCAGTGGCACTGCCACTACGTAATCTTCTTACGATTATTGGAGCCGTAGGTGCTGGAGTGTGGTTTGCATTTGGTGTTATTGAAAGATTAAATAATTTAGAAACAAAAAATCAATTGTTTGAAAAAGATTTACTGGAAGCAAGTGTTCAAAAACCCATCGACAACGAACAGTACATGCTCCTGGAATTTCAGGCAAAACAAATAGAAAAAATTCAAAAAATATTAGAAGAAAATTTACACACCAATGTAATGTTAGAACAACATGAAAAAGAAATAGAAAAATTAAAAAAGGATGTAGAACGATTAAAAGATCAAACTAGAGATATTAAATTTAGTAATGGTAATGGTAAACATTAATGATCGAGACGATTGTAGCACTTTGTATGTTTCTTGGAGAAAAAATGATTGAACATTCTCCAAAAGAATCTTTGTCTGAATGTTTAGAAACTAAACGTAAAATTGAACGAAACACAAATAGTGGTAATTCACGTGTTGAATGTTCTGTAGTAAAAGCTAAAGTTTATGTAGATGAACACGGAATTAAAAGAATAAAAGAGATAAAAAAACATTAAATTCAATGAAATATAGAACTTGTATATACTGGACTTGTTTTGGTTGTGTGTTATTAAAACAATGTAAATGTTATGAAACTAACAACTAATTTTTCATTAGCAGAACTTACAGCCTCACAGGTTGCCGCCCGCAAGGGTATCAACAATAATCCTACTGCTGGGCAAATAGAAAATCTTAAAAGATTATGTGAGTCTATCTTACAACCTATTCGTAATCATTATGATTCACCGGTCATTATATCATCAGGTTACAGATCCGCAGAACTTTGTATTCATATTGGTAGCACCATTGATTCACAGCATGCTAAAGGTGAGGCCGCAGATTTACAAGTGATTGGTGTTGATAATAAAGCTTTAGCCAAATACATTAAAGAAAATTTAGATTTTGATCAACTTATTTTAGAATATTATAAGGAAGAAGAAGGCCCACACAGTGGCTGGGTACATGTGTCTTATGTTGGTAAAGGAAATAGAAAGGAGTCATTGACCGCAACTAGATCCGATGTTACTAAGAAGACAGTGTATTCACCATGGTAAAAGACGATTTTGATATACAAGACTTATTAGGTTCGGTTAGAACCGTTCATGGACATTGTCCTGAATGTGGTGAAGAAACATTACTGGTTGCAATTGTCACTGATTACTATAGATGCACAAATTGTGGAGAGGACACCAAACAATACGTTAATGGGTCCATAAAGTATTTAAAGATTACAAAGGAAGATGAAGAATGGCTAAAAAAGCAAAAGGCTTCGGGGTCGACAACTATATTAAACGTAAAAAAATAAAACGTCCTAAACGTCATTCAAAATCACCTAACAAATCTTACACTAAAAAGAAATCACGTGGACAAGGTAGACCTTAAAACAAGATTAGGTAGAAAAACCAACGGATCCACTTTGATGCGTTGGATGTTTTTTACATCTGCTGTTGTATCTTGTTTTATTTTAACGTCTTTTAAATTACCTATTTTTCAAGCGATCGGATGGGGTCTTAGCGGGATATCTTGCCTCGGATGGGTCTTGATTGCCATAGAAGATAAGGACGTGCCTAGGTGTCTCATGGAGATGATGTACGCGGGGTTTGCTTTCTGGGGCCTTATCAATTGGCTTCGGTAATACACATTCAACTTTTATTGCAAGTCTGTGTTTATTAACATTATCTTTTTCCATTTTACCTAACCACTCAGCGCCTACGTCATAAGCAATTCTTTGACAATCATAAAAAGTCTTTATAGGTTTTGGAAACTGCATCATTTCTCCACAGCTTTTTTCAATAATAGAGCATATTTGTATTAATAAAATCCATTCCATAATCCTTGACATGGTAGAGTAAAATCCTATATAGTCAATACAATAATATAAAGGAGAAAAAATGACAGACTATACAAAATATAAAAATGTCACCGTCGACAATAAAACGTACGACACGATAACAAAGATGCAAACGAAACTGAAATCAGATGTTAAACTATCTCGAAGTCAGGTCGTTACAACTTTGGTTCAAGAGAAAGCGAGAAAACTCAATGGCGCTCTCAAATAGTAAAACCGTAAACGAAACAAGAGGCGAGATGCCAGAGAAAAAACTTTGGCGTGCTGTATTTAACCAAGCCTTAGAAGATGGATTTGGTTTATACAATACTTACATGTGTGATTATGAAAAGAAAGATGCAGAAATATTTTTTAGAACACGCACTCATCAATTTGATGAGATATGTGAGTATGCCGATATCGATCCAGATCGTGCATGGAGACTTATACAAAAACACAAACTAATACAGAAAGGAATAGTACGTGCTGACAAACAAAGAGAAAGAGAAGTTATGGAACTACTTACTGAAATCAAAAAACAAAGAGGGTATAGAGAGTTCCGTAGGAAAAAACAAAATCATTGTGAAAGCAATTCGATTGATCGATAATATTGCACATGATGGTCAACCTAAAATTAAACTATTAACGGAGATAAACAATGTCAGGTAAAATCATTTGTCCAGAATGCCAGGGTAATGGTTTTGTTCGAATTCAAGTTGACGAAGGACGCAAAGTTCAAGGCGACTGTGAGTATTGTAAAAGTCAAGGGGAAGTGGATATCACGGAAGAAGTGTTATCGATGCTAGAAGCGAGCGGCAGGAGGCTAGTATGACAGATCCAGATAACGTAGGTTTGTTTTGGTATGTTACAGCGTGTTTAGCATTATTTGCTATTGCTGTTTTAATTGCGAGGTGTGCAGCATAATGGAACATGGTTATATGATTGATAAGAAAGGTAAAAAGTGGGTCATCAATGGTTATTATATTGATGATAAAGGAACACCTTGGACATTGCTTTATCTGATGGATAATTGGAAAAAAACTAAAAAAATAAAAGGCATAATATGATAAGAGGAGATAGTACAGAATACGAATTACTGATTAAATGGTGTCAAGAATCACCTTATGCAGGAAAAGAAGGATCTATTTCTTGTGAGATTGGTGTGAGAGAAGGTATGGGAACTAAAATTATTTTAGATCATTTTCAACCTGAAGCTCATGTTGGAATTGATCCGTATGCGAATTTAAAATATCAGCACTACGATAATAGTCCATCTTACACCTGTGATTATACAGATGACATGTATCATCAGATGATGAAAGATTTTGCAGAGTATAGCAACTTTCAAATGTTTAAAATGACGGATATCGATTTTATGAAAAAATTTAATTACATGGATGGATATGCATTGGTGCATTTTGATGGGCCTCACATGACCAAAGACGTGATACGAGAAGCGATTTATTTTGCAGATAAATGTGTGGATGGTGCAAGATTTATTTTTGATGACTATCCTAAATATAACATGAGTAAGATTTGTGATTTACTCGCATACTGGGATTTTAGAGTCCTGGAACAAGGTGAGAATAAAATTTGTTTGGAGAAACAATGATAAAAAATAAATACTGGTCACCGATTGATTCTAATTTAAATTATATTGAAAGCTTAATTAAACCTGGATCAAAAGTTTTAGAAATAGGTCCAGGATCAAAACCTTTTAGTAAAGCCACACATTTTTGTGGTTGGACTCAAGAAGAACATAACCGGTTACCTAACTATAAAATAGTTAATGTTGCTACAGATATTTTTCCATACAAAGATAAAGAGTTTGATTTTGTTTATTGTCGACATGTGATTGAAGATATTTGGAACCCGGTAAACGCTTTGAAAGAAATTTCTAGAATTGCAAAGGAAGGTTATATTGAAACTCCTTCACCCTTATGTGAAATAACGAAAGGAGTCGATGGGGGTGATCCTCCTTTTAGAGGGTATGCGCATCATCGTTATATTATTTGGAGTGATCAAGAAAAAATGAATATTCTTCCTAAGTTTCCTATTATTGAACATACTTTATTTGAAGAAGAAAAATTTGAAAAAGCTTTAGAAGAACCTTTTCAGTGGTGCACTTTTTTTCATTTTAAAGATAAAGTTAAATATAAGTTATATGAAATGGGACGAGAACAAGATTTTGTTTTTTATAACGACAGTTATTTTCAAATCATTCGTCAAGCCATCAACACTCAAGCAGAAAGGTCAGAGATATGGAAAATAAAACAAACACAAAAATAACTTTACCCACTTACCAGAAGCATTGGGTCCATACACGAGATTATGGACACGATATTGTGATCTGGAGTGATACCGGCAAAATCACCATTAAATGTGTATGGCCGGACAAGAAGCGAGATACGAGCGGCAGGGTGCACTGTGTATCAGAAGGACAACCGGGATAATGGACGTTCAAGACTTTACGCATATTTATTACATCATTGGGGGAGGCATTGCTCTTGGAGTTTTGTTGTGGTTTAATGAAACGAAATAAGATTGCGAAAGATTTAAGAACACCAAAGTATCGTAAACGTGTGGTTGAAGATAAAAAGAAAAAAATCAAACGTATGAAAATGTTTGAAATACTAGAAAGGTTAAGATGAAATTTAAAGGACTTAGTGAGAAGGCCGCGGACTTGATTTTACGCAAGGTCGATGCTAAAAAGATTCATCCCTGTCAGCCGCATAAGCGACTTGATTATTGGAAGAAAAAAATACAGACGATCGATGCCAAAAACATTTAAAAAAGATTTTATCCATCAAAGGTATCTATATGTCCGTTACCGCGATCGAACCGTGACTTATGTCGGTCAAACCACAAGTCTAGAAAACGGCAGGCCTTTTAGAAAATTTGTTTCTGAGAGAAAAATGGACCGATTCAATCAAGTGGTTTTGATTAAAGTTCCTCGAAACGTCGACATGGATAAATGGGAAGCTTACCTTGTTTGTAAATTAAGACCAGAGTGGGTTTTTCAATTTAAACAAGATCACATCAAAGGTTATTTGAATAAGTGTAAACATTTACTTAAACCTGGACTTGTTGAAGAGTTGGAGTTGTTTCATTGGGACGCTAATAAAAAATTATTCGAACAAGAATATATTGAATACACCTATGATAATGTTCGAGAGATCAGACGTATTCCTTATCTCGCACCTAAGGTTAGATAAATGAGAGATGAATTTTTTTATCACACCCGAATTGAATATAAGGTTTTAGTGGAGAGAAAAGAAAGTATGCGAATAGAAATTACTAAATTTAGAAACGATGCATTTAAACATATGTGTTTGAGTTATCCAGGAGAAGTATGGGCTCCTCTTGAACTTAATATTCCATCGAGATGGATTCGAGAAGATGGTTTTGCGAATAAATATATTTGGACAAAAGGTTTATTTAAGAATATGAAAAAAATTTTAGAGAGGAGATATTATAATAAATACGGAAAACCTTATGAACCTCTTCCTGAAATATATAGGTATAAATAATGAAATGGAATAAACAAAACAAGAAAGGAAATTAATGGACTACCGTGTTAAAATTACAATTCGTAATAATCGATTATTAAAGGCAATAGAGGAAAAAGGATATTCTTCAGTAAAACAATTTTGTCTTGAAACAGGAATGACTTATCAAAATGTTTCAGAAATTATTTCTGGAAAGCGAAAACCTTTAAATGAAAAAGGTTTCTTAAAATCCATTGTCATTGAAATGTTAGATAAACTTGATCTTACCCAAGAGGAAGCTTTTACCGAAAGACAACTTAAGGGTTTTAAAAAAAGATCTTTTCAGATTGAAATGACAGAAGCTGAGGCTTTACAAATTGCTAATCCTGTTAAAACTACAGAAGCGATTGCTATAGAAAGTGATGTGATTAAAAAATTAAAAGAAATTCTTATCAAGAAATGTAGTCCAAGACAACAAATGGCTATTCAATATTATTTTTTTGAAAATCTTACTTTGGAACAAATTGCTAAAAAGATGGACTTTATCTCTAGGGAAAGAGTAAGACAGCTTATCAATAAAGGCCTAGCACAAATATCTAAAGCGAAAAAAGAATTACAAGATTCAGGAATGTATGAAGCTTTTCCAGGGCTTGGTAGTGAATTTATTTTAGAAAAAAATCCTAACTGTGTATCAAATTATAGAAAAAAGGAATTGAATTAATACAAAAATATGAAATACATTAAAATTATCATTATAAGTTTATTTCTAACTTCATGTGCAAAAGACATGTTTGACTTTAATCCTTATACGACAATCGTAAAACAACTTTACATGGAAGGTAAAAAGAAACATGAGATGGAATAAACTCTATCAATATCCTAAGACCGTCAGAGAACTGATTGATAACAAGCGTCACTATGAGATTGGGACCGAGAAATTACCCAGTGTAACCACCATCTTGTCAGCTACACAAAACGACGAGAAGCGAGAGTCTTTGGCTAAATGGAAGCAAAAGGTGGGCGAAAAAGAGGCGGATCGTGTTAAAAATGTGGCAGCAAATCGAGGTACAGCCATGCACACGTATTTAGAGCATTATCTTGAAGGACAAGGCATCTTAGATCTAACAGATATAGGTCAGGAGGCTGAGAGAATGGCAAAAGTGATCATTGATAAGGGTTTGCCTGATTTGGAAGAAATTTGGGGCCTGGAGGCCGTTTTACATAGCCCTGGCAAGTATGCAGGAGCTACAGATTTATGCGGTGTTTACATGGGCAGAGAAAGTATTTGTGATTTTAAACAGTCAAATAAACCAAAACGAGAAGAATGGATCGAAGATTATAAGTTGCAGCTAGCTGCATACGCCCTGGCCCACAACGAAGTTTATGGTACAGATATTGATCAAGGAGTGATATTGATGTGTACTCCAGATTGTTTTTTTCAAAGATTTATTATCAATGGCAAACAGTTTCGTGAATACACGGATAAATGGAAGGAGAAAGTGGACCTGTATTATGAGAATCTTAAAAAATAAAACCTTTAAAAGAGTTCCTGAGATGGAAGATTTAACTCATAAATCCAACGAACTTGCCTCTCGCTACTGGAAACTAGCGGCGAGCAGCAGGGGGCGAGCTTACAAAGAGTGGTTAGATTGTTTAAAAAGGGTAAAATGACACTTTTGCTGGATCAAATAAGTTATTGATTTTAAACAATTTGCAAAAGTAAAAGTGTAAAAGTGTCGGAGAGGTAACCACATAAGTTATTGATATATAGAGCTTATTTTCATTTTGACACTTTGACACCTCGGTTTTAAAATTCTAGCGCTACCTATGTAAGAAAATGAAATTAGCATCTATATATGTTTTTTGAAATGGAGTAAAAACTGACCATGACCAAGAAGAAATCTAAATATAAGTCGTTGATAATAAACAAAAAGCGTTATTATTTTTATAAAATAACGTGGATTGACATACTTGGAGACAGTGGGCATGCGGATGCTAGCGAGATGTCGCAGATGCAACCAGCTAAGATGGTCACTAACGCATTTGTGTTTTTAAAGGATAAAAAGAGATTGATAACCTTTGCAAGTTATGACACTACGCAAGAGTCATTTTCTGATCGAAATGTATTCCCGATAGGATGCATAGTAAAAATGGAAAAACAAAACATCTAAGGAGGGAACATGATTAAAAAATGTCAACAATGTAGAAAAGATTTCGAAGCACAGCCGGATGATCCTAGATCATTCTGTAGCGACGAATGTAAACAAGAGGCAGTCGCAGAGATGGATAAAAACTCTGATGAGTGCCTTTCATGCCAATAAAAGGGAGACAATCATATGGCTAAAAAGAAAAAAGAAGAAACCATGGAAGAGATCATTGATAGAATTGATGAGGATCTTCAAAAGTTAAGAGACAAAGTCTGGCAGATGGAAGCAGACGATCAAGTTGAAGATGAGGACTTTGATGACGAAGATGAGGAAGACGAAGACGAATAGTTTTTAACTTTCTCTTCAATTTCTTTGATTTCAACGCCTTCGAGGATTGGAGAATAATCGTGCATAATTTGTTTCATACGAAGCTCCAATTCCTCGGCGGTTAAATCTTCTAACTTACCTGTTCTAATAATTTTTTGTTCCACATATAATCCTGCAGCTTTACCTCTAGCTACTTCTGCATTGATGGCAGCACTCCATGCTCCTTTCTTACGAGATTCTTCTCTGAGTTTAGCGAGTTCACTAATATGTTTTTCAAAAGTCACTTCATATTTTTTTTGAAACTCTTCTCTCAATTCACCAATGTATTGGACGACTAACGGATACTTTCTTGGATTGGTTAATTCTGATGCAGTTATAACTGCTCTATCTTTTTCATAACCAGCATCAATAGCGCACTCTGTTTTTGTCTTACGACCTTCGTTACTCACTAGTTCGTATGCAAATTTTTTTTGCTTTTCTGTTAATTCTTTGTGTCTACCCATCTCTTGACTTATAGCGTAATAATCTGTAAAAACAAGTGTTGTAAAAACAAACCAATATGTTGGTTTTTTGATTGTGGGTGGTGTCGCAATGTGGTGGCACCATCTTAAAAAGGAGAAATTTAAAATGTTTGTTAAACACTTACAAGAATATTTAGATAAATTTACAATGGGTCCAAAAGGACTTAAGGGTAATGCAGTTAGCAATGCAAGAATTTATATTGCCATGCCAAATGGCTATCTTGAAGAAATCAGAAGAATTGAAGTTCATGAGAGCAGTGTTCCAGGTGATCCATCTATCCGAGTTGTGCTCAAACCGAACAAAGAGGAGACGCTAATATTGCCTCCTGGATATGTAAGGGATTATTAAAACACAACAGAGTTATTACCTTGAAACCAGAAGCAAAATTTTATCAAGAAGTTAAGAAAAAATTTAAAGACTTTCAGCTTACAAGAATAGAAAATTTAAGCGTTCCAGGCGTGCCAGATCTGTTGTGTTACAACAAAA